ACAGAGTTCGAGAGCAAATATAAGGTATATGGAATCAAGTTTGAAGATATCTAAGACTAATGGAAAGAATATGAGGAATGTGCATGTTATTAATTTGTACAGAGCATGAAAAGTTAGAAATTATTCGTAGATGTGACTGCGAGTGTGAAGGATGTGTGTTGGGAAATAATTATAAATGCCCTGTTGGTGACTGGAACATAATTACCACAGAAGAGATATCATCCGGTGATGTGACAATGCCAAAACATGCATGGAAGTTGTAGCAATAGAACTTGTACATTTTAAGAGCCGGTATGTTGTACAAAATTAGCGTTTATGGGGTAGATATATGATAAATAAAACATCTAAATGTATAGGAGAAACAGAAGAAGATGCATGCGGATATAAACATGGTTTAAGTGCTGGAATATTCGATACGTTAGATTATCTTGAAAATAATGGACATATAAATGGGTCTGAGTTTTGGGAGTTAAAACAACAAATTGAAAAGCTAATGAGTGAACTGAAATTAGTATCAATGCCAATAGGCTGATACATACAACGGTAATGATTACTGGTCAGATTGCTAATATGTCACGATATACTTTCTGACCCTGGGCCGGGACCTATCAAACCTCCTTTACCCGGCCCGAAAGGAGGGATTATTTGAAGAATAAAAGAACTGTTAGTGAAGATGTTCAAGCAAGGGTATATAATGCGCTCCTTGTAGGTAAAGAGAATGCATTGAACAGAGATGAACTGGTATCCAAGATAGGGGAATCGGATAGAGATATACGAACCGCCATTGAGATATTAAGGCACGATAAAGTGATTCTTACATTGCCAACAGGGAAAGGTTACTATATACCCCGTGACGATGCACAGGGACGGCAAGAAACAGAGAAATGGCTTGTCAGCCAGAATAATAGGACTAAGAGCATAAAGGCAGCAGAACGTGGAGCACAGCTGTTTATAAGCCGGAATAAGAAAAAAGATAAAGGTATTCCCGGTCAGATTAGTATGTTTGGAGCTGGGTTATGAGAGATAGCGTTGTATTTTATCGCAGCTTCTGGGAAGCTATTAAGCAACTGCCGGAAAAAGAAAGATTGGAATCTCTTACAGCAATCTTAGAATATGGACTTGATGAAATAGAGCCTAAATCAGCAGGTGTTGCATCAGCAATGTTTTTAATGGCAAAACCACAAATTGATGCGAATAATCGTAGATACCAAAACGGAACCAAGGGTGGTAGGCCAGCGACCAAAACAGAACCAAACAATAACCTAGAATCCAATTATAATAAACCAAGTGATAACCAAACCATAACCAAAGCAAAACCTAAGGAAAAGGATAATGTAAAGGAAAAGGATAATGTAAATGATAATAATAAAAAAACATTTACTCCACCTTCGGTGTCGGATGTGTCCGATTATTGCAATTTGAATGGATATGGCATTGACCCAGAGAGTTTTGTTGATTTTTATGCATCAAAGGGATGGATGGTTGGAAAAAACAAAATGAAGGATTGGAAAGCCTCGGTAAGGACCTGGGTGAGAAGCCAGCGGCAGGAATTGACCGCCAAAGGCAACAAAAACCAGTTCCACAATTTTGACCAACGAGAAACTGATTATGATGCATTGATGCTAAAACAGGTACAGGACTGGGTAGGGGAGAAACAGGATGAAGGAAATACATAAAAAAATACTGATGTTTGTAAAGCGATATATGCTGGAGCATGATTATCCACCCACAACCAGGGAAATAGGAGAGGGGGTAGGATATACGTCAAGCTCTACAATTTGGGGGTATTTGCGTGATATGAGGGACATTGGCCTGATTAACTATACAGAAGAATGCCCTAGAACTATAACAATTCCAGGGATACATTATACGGATACGCAAGATAACATCACAGAAGGGGGAACGCAAAATGCCGGATAACAAAGTAAAGAGCCAATATTTGGAAAACTCAGAGCGTCAGAGAATGGCTGTCATCAAGGATATGGAGCGCAATCCATCCCCTATGACAAAAGCATTTTTAAGACCAGCTTATGATGGGACGGAGGCGTGTCCAATTTGCTGTAGACGGCCTAGTAAGGCAAACACACATTTAACGGAGGAACGAGAATGAAAAAATATTTGGAAAAAGAAAAAGCAATCGACACATTAGCAAGACTGTATGAGCGCATAAAAAGAGAAGAACATGACCAGGAAGCGGCTAATGGAGTTTGGCGTGCAATGGAAGCTATTGCGGCCCTGGGCGATGCGTGGATTCCCGCTTCGGAACGGCTCCCAAAGAAACCAAAAGAAAATCCGCTATATGATAACAAGCCATTGGAGATATATTTAGTGTCTGTCAAAAATACAGACTGTGTGATTAGGGCATTTTGGAACGGAGCATCATTTACTGACGGGTGGGATAAACTGGACGTGCTGGCATGGATGCCATTACCGGAACCATATAAGGAGGAGAAGGAATGAAGTATGACAAAGAAAGATTTGAATGGTTGCCGTACGAAAAAAAGATGGGTTTAATAGAGCGGGAGTTAAGTCTGGAAACTCATAATGCGACAACAAGAGCGGATTTGCTCATGCTTTTGGATTGGGAATACAAAAAGATAAAGGCAGATGAAAAAAGGATTGAAGATGCGATTGCTCATTGCTATATGACCAAATTTGAATATCCAGGGATGGAAGAAGGCTTATGTGCCGGATTAAGAACCATGGGTGGAGATGGAGAACCTTACGGAACCTGTAAAGAATGCCGTTTACAGTACCAATATGACGAAATGCATCAGGAGGAAGAGAAATGATTGAAGAAGGAATCGCGAAAGACCTATCAATGGTAGTTAAAAATGCAAAATTGATGGGATGCCAAGAGGTTAAGTCATTTAGACATATACCATTGAAAAATGTTGAGGCTGTCATATCAGCTCTACAGAAACAGATAGCAAAAAAACCAGAGGATGAAAGATGTTTTATTAAAGACAAAGAGAATATCGGATTGTGCCCATCTTGCGGTGAAGGGGTTAATTCAAATTATCCATATTGTGGACACTGTGGGCAGAGAATCAAATGGGATATTGAGTGGCGCATGGAGGCAGAGGAATGAAGGATAGAAAATATTTAGCCGTAAGTATCAAGCACTCTGCCGGAACCCGATTCACTTTATGGGGATGGGAAAGGACCAAGGATGAGCAGGAGCGTTGTTTTACTGGATATTTAGGCACCATAGATTATGACAAGTGCGAATTATATAGTCTTGAGGATTTCCAGAAGCATTATGGACATGGTGTTATAAAGTGTGACAAGCCTGTAAAAATGACCATGGATTTGGTGCGAAAATGGGATGAATATGATACCGTGCTGGTAGATTATGAGGAATACAAAGCATTTGTAAGTTAGCAAAATCGTAGCTTATAACACAGCAGCGCATACCGGTACCTGATTCGCAGGACCGCGACTGCGTAAAGATAGCTGGCATGGCTCTGGTGTATGCACAACCAGTAAGACCAGCAGCGGATGTGCCTATGGAGAGATAATGGAGGACCATACGGCCAGGGGTTCCGGTCTGGCGCACATCCACTATATCGTTAATCTGGCATATCGGATATACGGTGCAAGGACGAACGAGGGACCTTGTAAAAAAATCTCTGGAGCAAAAACCAGATAGACAATAAAAAAGAGGGTGAGCTGATAACGCGCCGAGAAAGCAACGGGAGCACCATGCCAAAGTTGGACGGCAGCCGGGGCCGTTGATTGGGCCAAAGCCAAAGCTGGGAGCCAGTACCGGCAATTATTCAAAATCGAAATTTGGTCTGTGAAATTAACATTAGTGGCGGTGTATGGTACACAGGGCCAGGTTCAACTCCTGGGCGGCCTCCAGGTCCGCAACCGTGGGGAAAGTAAGAGAGTGCCGGTTCAAGTCCGGCCGCCGCCAACTTAATATTCCTAGGAACCGGAGGAGAAAGTAGATATGAATGTAAAAATATATATACGGAATTTTGATGGGACATGGGACTTGGAAAAAGAATTTGATGAAAAGGTGATTTCCATTACGGTTGCAAATGGAAACTATGTTTTGGTGTTAGAACAGGAAGATTATTTTGGTAAGCTTGTCTTTTTGTATGATATGAGCAAATACAAAATCGAGGCTCTTCCACAGTAAAATTGAGATTTGCATAACAAAATTAATATTTTGAAAGGTTAAAGACATGATAAGACAAGAAATTGAATTTCATCCGATGTCAGAACTGCCTAAAAATTCAGGATATGTATTATTGGCAATTCGACACAATAGTCTTAATGATGTGGTTATGGGACATTGGAGTGTTTTAAGAGGATTTCAATGTGGGATATATCCCGCATCGGCCAATACGGTATTCTGCTATTGGGCATATCCTCCGAAGCATCCAGACGGAGAGGAATGGAAAAAGTAAACTCATTCCGGGAACCAGTTGGGGCTGCGGGCTTCTGTGCAATATGGCAGAGAAATGGAGAGGCTGGTATAAGAAAAAAGCAGCATAATTGCAAATTAGCATTTAGAATGCAGAGGAAAAGGAGCAAAGATGATTCAGGCTGTAAAGATTACGGCATATAAATGTCCGTTTTGTGATTGCGTATCGACAGACAAAACAGAAATAGAAACACATGCTTTGAAGTGCTACAAAAACCCTGACTACACACAAAAATGCATTAACTGCGGAAGCTTGGATAAAGATTTTGTTTTTTCGAATTTATGTGGGAGAGGTATCTGTTTATTTACTCGTCCATCTTGCGGCGGATGCCCATATGTCAATCACGATAGCGAGGAAGTGGATTTAAAAATCCAGCAGTCGCATGATGCTTACACAAAATTTTACAATTATGATTCATCTATATCCCCGCAGGAGAACTGGAGAAAAGAAGAAGAGTATGACCGATTGAGGAGTAGTGGAGTTACGGCGGACGAAGCAAAGCGCCGGATATACGGGTAGAAAACAAAATTAGGATTTGGAGGTTAAGGAAAATGGATAGAAGAGATGCCGAAAAGGTAATACAGAATTTACGGACAAAGCCGTTTATATGTTCAGACGATTGTCTTTTGCTTGATAACGGTTATGTGATCTTGCGGAAGGAATATTTTGAGGAATTAAGAATGAGTAGAGGGTTGGTATCAGCAGATGCACACATTGCTACAGTAAACTGACATTTGTGATAGTTGTAAGAGAACAGATAGAACATAGAAAGGAGCGTGTACATATGAAGGTCGGAGAGTATTTAAAAGAGCAGCGAGAACAGCAGGGCCTATCCCATGCAAAGCTGGCGAAGGCCGCCGGAGTGTCTAAGCGCTCCCTTATCTATTGGGAGCAGGGTAGGGATATGAGTGTGGAGGTGGCCGATAAGGTGCTTAAAGCTCTGGGAGCAACCTATAAAATAGGTGCATGATTGTGCACCAAAACTGACATTTTCCGACTAAAGAAAAATAAATAGAGGAACATATATGCACAGAATAAAAACTGAGCGATGGTCACCCGCCAAGATGAATCCACCGCTCCCGTAAATACGTCTGAGTATATTATATCTCACTCAGACGTGAAAATCAATACGAATGAGGAGGATATAATTATGAGTACACAGACAATAAAAGCCGAAATCATCAACAATGTACTGGTAGCAATGTCCTTATATATCATGGAGCAGCAGACTCTTACCATTCTGCAAAATGTAATGCAGCAGGAATTGGTTAGGGTGAACATGGAAGAAATAACTACACTTCCAGTAGAAAGAAAAGATGATATAAGTCAACGGAATCAGTACATAATACAGTTATTCCTGATTAAAAAGCGTGATTTAGCAAGAGGAACCAAACAAAACTATCTGAATGCCATACGAAGATTGTTGACAGAAATAAGCACAAAATCACTGGACCAGATGGATACTGCAGATATTGATTGGTATTTATCCCGATACGAAATTAGGAATGTGTCCAGCGGAGGAAAGAAAAATCAGCCCAGTACCTACAACAATGAACGCCGTTTTCTATCAGCATTCTTTACATGGATGCGCCTTGAAAAGCTTATTACAGATAATCCGGTAGAACCAATACCCGCCAAGAAAGTACCAATTAAGCCGATAGATTATTACAGCCCAGAGGAATCTGCAAAGTTAAGAGATGCGTGTAAAAATATCCGTGAAAGGGCCTTACTGGAAGTGCTTCGAAGTACTGGGGCCAGGATAGGAGAAATTGCGGAAACAACTCTAGACCAGATAGACATGAGAACCGGCGATATATGGATACAGGGAGAGAAAGGCGGAAGATACCGCACAATCTATCTGGATGATGATGCGCGGCATTATTATGGACTGTATTTGGACAGCAGAAAAGATGATTGCCTGTATATGTTCCCACGCTCCAGAAAACCGTATGGGAAAATGACTACTTGCGGATTCCGAGCAATATTGAAAACCATAAAAAAGAGGGCCGGATTAACATGCCGGGTATATCCGCATAAGTCTCGAAAGACG